ACACTTAAATTTTCATAAAAGAAATGTTTCACGTGGAACAGTAAGAGAAGATGTTATTGTTAAAAAGAATTAAATTAAAACTTTTACACTATTTAACAAAAATAATTTTGTGGTGTTGTGGAAAAGTTGTATCTTTGCAGCATGATTTAGAAACGAAGTTAAACCCTTTAAATACAAAGATTATGGCAAAGTATAAAATTACTTTAGAGTTTGAAACTGTGGTATCTGTTAACGGTATACGTGTAAAGAGTGAAACAACACGTAACACGCAAATAGTTGAGGGTGTTTTTGCAGACGTTGCAGAGGTTATGTATGAGCACGAAGTTAACTGCATTAAACATAACACCTTACCAAAGTTAACAAAGGACGTATACACAATATTTGAATCAAAAGATAGTTTGCAATATATAAACGAATTCGGCTGCTGCGTCACTCAACTTTGCAACAAATTAGGTGAAAATGCAAGTTCGTTCTTACAGTTAATTCAAACAAGCGAAAGAATTAAATAAATGTTTAACCGCCTGTAAGGTTAATCCCTTACAGGCTTAAAATAATTGATATATGGAACATTCATATTTTAGAATCACATTAAAACAAACCGACAAAGAAACGGTTTTTATGGTACGTTCTGACAAAGTAAGTGAGTTCTTTAACAACAAAATCGACTACTTACATGTAGACTGTTCAATAACTGTTAAGGGTCGTTTTCCGACACACAAAGACAGTAGAAAGTGGTTTGTAATTTCAACTAAATAATAATGATATGAAAAGAATTAAGTATTTTACTCTGTCCGAGTTCATTAACTCAACAACTGCAAAACGTTTGGGTATTGACAATATGCCAACTTTTGAGGTAGTAGACAATTTGAATCGTTTAGCGGATTACTTAGACAAAATCCGTGAAAAGTTGGGTAAACCTATCTTAGTTAATAGCGGTTTTCGTTGTCCTGTGTTAAATAAAGCCGTTGGCGGTGTGGCTAATAGTCAACACCTAAAGGGTTTAGCTGCTGACGTTGTTTGTAGTGATATGAATACCTTAGAAAAGGTTATAAGAGAAACAGGCGGTTTTGACCAATTTATAAAAGAACACCGCAAAGGGTCTACGTCTTTTTGGTTTCATGTTTCGGTCTGTAACCGTAACGGTAAACCAAGACAACAAGTTATAATGAATCTAGAAAAGAAATAGTTATGGATAAATCAATAGAAATTTTGTTGAAATATATTAAAGTCTCAACAGAAAATTTGCAGAACATAGCAGAAGAAACAACAGGCACAAACGGTATGTTATTAAATTCTGTTATTGAGGTACTAAAGGCGCAAACCTTAGTAATAAAAACTATTTCTTGCAAACTTGACGAAGAAACGGCAAAGAAAAACCGTGCTTTAGATTTTATTTGTAGCAAAGGTTTATCTTATGAATTTTCTAATAAAAAATAAAAAACAGGCGGTAACATCTTTACCGCCTGTTTTATTTATAGATAAACACCGTTTGCAAGTTGTGAAACAATTTCATTAAATTCGTCAACTAACATACTGTTATTTGTTGACAGGTTAACGTTTTCAAACTGTGCAAACCCTGTAACGTCTCCAATACGTTTCTGCTCTGTGGTGTTATTTACAGGAACATTTAACGGTTCAAAGTACTTAATAGTAATATAAGGTTCTAACCCCATTAAAACCGTATTGAGGTCACTCAAATCCCCAATAGTACTTATCTCATCATTCGCCAACGTTTTATAAATAATTTCTCTGCTACAATTTGCCGTACCGTTATTAATCGTGATACCGTCACATGATAAATTATAGGCACAATAACCTGTAATCAAATCTATTTCGTAACTTAAATTTATTTCTTTTCCGATAAAGTCACTATCTACAGGCACAAAACCAACAAACGGAATAAAACATTGTATAGTAGCATTAAAATCGTTGCCACTATCAGAGTTAACAGGTAATAGCACGTTTCCGAAATCTACGTGTATCTTTGAATCGTCAACGCTATTTGTATTAATACTTGTATCAAAGTTAGCCAACTTTAAAGACGTTGGGGAAACATTCGGTACGTCCACGTAAACTTTGTGTAACCTGTTCACATAATCCCCAATATCATAATATTCATATTCGTAATTTTCATTTAACTTTTTAGTGAAACGAATTTTTGAAAAATCATCTAAAGTTTTTGTGTCGACTAGATAAACGTTAATACTACCGTAACCTGTTACTTCTGTATCGGGGACTGTTCCACCTAACAGGGTAAAAGTTGAATCACTTACTTTTTGTCTGTCGTTTGGAAACGTAAAATTTAATGTTGCGGTTTTACCGTTGTTACTCAGAACAAAAGGGTGTTCTTCTGTTCCACCTATTAACGGTTCCCAATTAGCAACAGGCAAATTTTCTTCGTCAAAATGAGTTTTACCGTTTGCCGTTGCAATAATGTTAACAGTTTCGTTTTCGATGTAATAAGGTTTTAACCCTGTTACGTTGCACCCTGTCATATTATTAACAGTTGTGCAAACAAGACGGTAAGCACCCGACAAAATAACATTTGTTCCCTCATTAACATCAGTTAATGATATATTTATAACGTTTCCCGAAAAATCGGGTACAACTGTTTTCGTTTCACCGTTAATATCGGTATACTCAACAGACACCCCGACAAACTTTGCATAATCACTATTACCTGTAACAGTAATAGAAACATTTGTACCGTCTACGGTGTGCGTTTCCGTACAATTACCTGTAATATTATTAGTTACTGTTGTTTCGGGTTTTCCTGTGCTTACTGTTTCGCCTGTAAGTGGTCTAGTTCTTTCAAGGTCGTTTGTATTAACTTTAATTTTAGAAACTAAAATAGTATCATCGTCGCTCCAAGTTGGTAGGGGTATCGCTGTACCATTTAACTTTATGGTATCACGTATCATTTTAAAACCGTTTTCACAGGTAATATGTAAATATAACCAAGCATAAACTTGTAAGCCTGTCTGTTCACGTTCTCCCTTGTCTTCTTGCGTTACTGTTGTATGTGGTATGTTATTCTCTAAATTTAAAAGACGTACAGGTGTACCAACAAACTTTGTAACATCACCGTCAAATGTTACATTAGCAGTTCCAAAATCCCACTCTTTCAAAGTTCCTTTAACCGTTGCAGTTCCACTTTCGGGGACTGTTAATGTTAATGTTTTATCGTATACTATACTGTGTTCGGGGTCGTGAAATTTTACCGTAACAGTTCCACCTTTCCATTCATTTTGTTCTTTCGGATAAATTGTAACATTTATAGATAAACCTGTCCCCTTTTGAGCAGTTACCCAAGTATTAATAACGTTATTTGTTATATTTATATTCATAACTAATTACCTTTAATAGTTACCATTATAATGTTATCTTTATCACTAAATAATCCTTTATTAGGAAAATCTAGCTTTTTAAGTTTCGGGCGCAAATCGTAAGCGTTTTCACGGTTTGACGCATACTTATTTACATTTGCACCCTTTATTAACGTACCTGTAGAATCTAAGACTTTATCTTTGTATGTCATTAAAACGTCTGTACGCAAATAAACCGTGCAAATATCACCGTTTTGTTGTATCTCAGACACAAAGTAATATCGGTGTAAACTTTCGATATAAACGTAATTAAACGTTACTACGTTTGTTGTACGGAAACGGATAACAGGTTCTAATATGTTTACAGTTGAATTTAATACACCTGTGTATTCTTCGTTTTCCTGTAGCGTCTTATTAACCCTATTAGGTTCACCGTTATAATTATAAGTTTTTATAAGCATACCACAAAATTTTAAAAAGGGTGTGTCCCTGTGCTATCAACTACAGGAAACACACCCCACAACAGTTAAACAACAAAACTTAGGCAACAAAGAACACCACAAAGTTTTCGTTTGTGTCGTTGAAATAGCCTGCGTCAAACTTGAAATAGTTGTTAAAGAATTCCGCTTTTGCGTTGTAGTTGGTTGTTACTCGCTTATCAAGGTTTGTTACACCTAAAGCGTCACGGTCAAACATAACACCCAATACACCGCTTATCGAAACAGACGCACCGCTAGCACTCTTTACGTCAATCTTTGACGTGTTTTCAAAGGCATAATCTTTGCCTGTTGCTTGCCAACTTGCCACGGTCTCAGCCTGTGGCAACAATACGTTGTCGGTATGGTACGTATCAGCATACAAATAGGTTTTGGCTGCGGCTGCAAAATCAGACAACAGAACGGTGTGCAAAATGTCTTTTGGGGTAAAACGTTCTTTACCGCCAACGTTGAACAGGGTCGAAATTGTCTGTAAACGGTCTGCGTATAAACCCATAACATAAGCCGCAAAACGGATAAAGTCGGGTGTGGTTACTGCTGCGGCTGCGGTCAAATGAGCATCTGTCTTATCGTTGTAAAGTTTCAACAGGTTCACACACCTAACTGTGCTAGCAGTTGAATAGTCAACTGTTTCGTGTGTTGACTGTACGAAACCGAAAGCAGCCTTGTCTGCGTCCAACGTCTCAGCTATCATGTTATTAATTGTGCGCATGATAAGTGCGTCCGTCTTGATAGTCATTGACTTGTCAACTGCTGAGTAAATCATTGACAGGAAACCGTTCATTTGTTCTGCGCTACTGAAACTTTCTTTTACCTGTCTTTCTGTGATAGATACAGGAACTTCGAAAGTTACCTTAGAGTTAAAGAATTTGGCGGTAACAGTCGGTTTGTGGAAAACGTCCTGTTTGTACTCTTTACCGTCCTGTAAGTTCCAAGTATCGTTTTCTTCTGCGTCCGGCACATCAGCAGAGATTTTCTCTAATACGCTACCGAATTCCCAAGCGTCCATAAGAACGGACGGAACTTTACCCGAATAAGGGCGGTTTACAAACACCACTTTGCCGATATGGTTTACAAGTGATTTAACATAATTGTCAACTGCGTTTTGGTTGAACACTTCGTTGCCAAGGTCGACCAAACCTGTCAAATCTTCGTGAACAAGTTCTGTATTTCCCAAAACCTCACCCGATACGGTGTTAACTAAACTATAAATCTGTTTTACATTCATTTTTATAAAAATTTAAGTAATTAATAAATATCTACTGTTAACTCTTTTGCAAGTTCTGTTATCACTTGCGTTTTGAAATTAGTTTTGCGCAAACTCATTTCTTTTTGAATAATTTCGCTAACAGGAAAACCGCCCGACAAACTATTTTTAACAACTGTTTTCGTGCCTGTTTCCTGTCGGTTTCCTGTTGAATCTCTTTGTTGTTTTGTGTCATTTCCGAAATCTCCATTATTAAACGTTACACTTGAATCGACTGTATTGTTATTCCCTGTTTCGTCCACGGTGTTATTTACCGTTTCAGTTGTCTTTTCTGTTACAGGGCTTAACACGTCATATTCTTTATTAAACACTTGAATCTGTTTTTGCCATTCGTCAAACTTGACTGTAATAATACTTTTTACAATATCGTTTGCAGTTTCGTTTGTGATAGCATTAACCAAAGTTCTGTTCCCATATTTGAAACGAAAATCAATATCAATTATTTTCGGGTCATCTGTCCCAAATATTGAATCGTACAAAACAGGAAACAGGGGTTTAAATATTTTTTCAAACAACCCATTTTCAGTTGTGAAAAGTTCATTAATTGTCATCTTTGTTTTCTTTTTCTTCTGTTTCTTGCGTTTCTTCTGTTTCCGTTTCCGTTTCTTCTGTTTCTTCTGTTTCTTCTGTTTCTGTTTCCGTTTCTTCTGTTTCTTGCGTTTCTTCTGTTTCGTTTTCCGTTACAGGGTGAACGTCTTCTGTTTCGGTGTGGTCGTGTCCGTCTTCTGTTGCTTTGAGTAACGACAAATAATTTTCGTGTTCGATTTTCCAAATTGACCCCAAAGTTACTGTAATATCCGTACCGAACATTTCGTTAACACGTTTCACACCCTCAACACGTTCTTTTAACATCGAATCGACAAAAGGCATTAAAGCGTCTATATTCATTGAAACTTCTTGCGTATTCAACCGCTCACGTTTCATGTTATAGTTCGCATTCAAACCCAAATCGTTAAACATGCTAGCTTTGTAGTACTGCAACAGTTCTATTAATTGCCCGATTTGTTGGTTTCCCTGTGTTGGCGGTGTCTGTAAGTTTACACCTTTGAAAAAGGCATTTTCACCGATTACTGAGAAATCACCGTTCAAAATCTTTTGCAAAAATAATTCTGCGCTTTGTTTGGTCTTGTCGTCACTCGCCGAAATTAACATCGTGATACGTGTCAAAATACTAGCCAAATTAAGCGTTATTGTTGCGTCTGTGTAAAGAACGCCATATTTGCCGATAATAGGCAAAAGTGAATCTGCAAACGGTGTGTTATTGATAACTACAATATCCTCATCAATTTTAAACGTTTTGTTCAACTTTAACCAAGGATTTGCAACAACATAATCTTTGCCATAACCATAAGCGTCACACTCGCCACCACGTGAACCTTGTAAGGCGTACAAATTACCGTCAACTTCTGCTATACCAACGTTACCCGATGTTTGCAGAATCTTTTCAAGTTCAACAGGTGGAACAGTTTCGGGTGTTCCTGTGTATTCAAACATTTTAGAAGTCATGCAAAGAACACGTTGCATAAATGTGAATAATGCAGTATCTTTATCTTTAACTTCTGTTTGATACCTGTTATATAAGTTTTCTTTTTTCATTTTACTTAATTAGCGTTTTAATTAAGGTACAAAGTTCTGTCAACACCTTAGTGTTACTTTGTACTGTTTCATTTAACTTGTCGGTTTCGCTTTGATGTCTTTCGTTTTGCTTTTCCATATAGTAGAAAAGGGCAACGCACACCGCAACAGGAAAACCAACGTTACTTATTAATGATACTATTCCGTTTACGTCCATATAGCAAATTTTAACTTTGTTATTTCATGCTGCAAAGATAGTTCTTTTATTTTGTAAAACCAAATAAAACAGGGGAAAATTGTTTCACGTGAAACATTTTTAACCCCTGTTAACAGATATTAAGTAATTATGTTACTGCGTGCACTCGCCATTAAATAGTTACGCACAATTTCACCTATTTCATTGTTCTGATAAAATACCTTATCGGTGGCGAAATACTTTGTTATTTGCTGCTCAACATAACTTGCGTTACTCAGTAACTTTCTTTTATAGTTCGGTTTTCCGTTCATTTGCAGAGAATAAATCAAACTATTATCTGTATCTTTAATCGGTGTTGTTTTGTTGTGGATATATATAAAATTGTTTACCCCTGTTTTGTCCTCAACCTGTATCACGTTACCCTGTAGGGTCATTTCGTTAAACTGAATATAGAAGACAAACAACACGTCGTTTGGTTTATATTTAACAGGCAAGTGTGGATAAGCTGCTAGCTCCCATTTACCACCTGTAATCATCTGCAAATTCTCATTGTCGAAACAGAAATATTTGTTACTAGCTTTATGCTTGACAATAGTACTACAATATTCTACTGCAACAGTAGCACCGTGCTCACCAAAACGGTAAATATCAATAGTTCCCTGTTCCATAACTCGCACCTGTTTCAACCCCATTTCGGTAAAATAAGGGCAAAACTGATTAACGGTGTTTCCCAACATAAAAACTTTCACATCGTTTCGTTGTCTGATAATTGTGCTCAACAGGTTCATATATAACATGAATTCGTCAGGCAAGTAATATCGTCTAGTCAAAAACTCATCGAATACAACTGTAGTTATATTCGGGTAACTGCTCGACTTTTCGTGTTCCTGTTCTGATAAACAGAAACCAAAACAGAACGGTATGTTATCGGGTACACGTTTCTTTGTTTCGGGGTCATAAGACGAAAGAAACCATTTTCCCGAAACATAAAACACTTCGTTAAACTTACCGTCTGTTAGTTCCTGTATCACGCCATTTGCCACATGATTTGCAAACAAACTTTCGGCACGTTTTCCCCTTAAATCTTCTCGCCAACGTCTAATATATGCCATTTGTTTTCCTGTGCGCAAATATTCTTTAATACCATACAGTAACGTTGCATAAGTTTTACCGTTTGAACGTTCACCGAAAATTACGTTATAATCTGCGTTTTTTGACAAAATGCGGCTTAAACTGTAAAATTTCGGTGTTTCCACTTTTTCTTTTTTCTGTTTCATATTATTCCTTTTTTAATCTTATTCCCATTAAATAATTTATATAAAGTACTGAAAGACTAAGTGTATAACCTGTTGGTTCTAAGTGTACCCCTGTTACTGTGTCGTAACTTGAAATAACGCCTGTATAGTCTTTTATTGTACCTGTCTGTTCATAATCTATATATGTATGAATATTCTTACCTGTTGCAGTTGGCGGTATGTCTAAGTAATTAGTGAAAGCGTCAAAGATACCGTTTTCCCCGAAAGTTTCTAACATGTAGGGGATAGCCGATTTTTTGTTAACACCCGAAACTGTCACACTATAATTATAATTTTTACCGTTAACAGTAAGGGCGTTTTCTTCTTGTACCATATATCTTTTAGCACCTAAAGTCTTGAAACGTCTGTACCGTCCCTCATAATCCCAAACGCCAAGCGGTTTTGCTATTCCTTTTATAGTTACAGGTTCAACCTTTTCAAAGGGTATTTTATGAAACTTACAGGCTGCACGCAATTTCTGTTGTGCCAAATCATTATATAGCTTAAAATACTCTTTGTGTGCGTCACCGTTCATTATCTTGACGCTATCCGTATCACTATAGATATAATCGTCACCACATTCTGAAATCCCTGTAAATAGGTTACGTCTTGCATAAGCTGTTACATAAATACCCCAAGGGTAAAAAAGAAACCTGTTTCTACTGTCATTATATTTGCATAACATTTCTAACTGTTTTTCGCCTGTTAGGTGTTCCACGTCCCAATTTTCACCGTCACACAAAATTTCGTCACGCAAAGGGTTTGTGACGCACATACCATAACAACTGTTTAGCATTTCTTTGCTATTCAAGTATTCAACTTCTTTTCCCTTTACACCCTTTAGTTTGGTTTTCATTTCGTACAGGTGCAAAATTGATAGTACAAACTCAGTCGGTAAATATTCTTTTCTGTAACAAATCATTTTGCCTATTCGTATACGCTCCCAAGTGTAAAACTGTGAAAAGACTTTAAAGTCTATTTCTGTTATAGTCATACATATTTTACTAGCACAAACTAAACGACCGTTATTTTCAGAAACATTTTCTTTCACGAAACACTTACTTACCGATATAGGGTTTTCGTTTTCTGATTTTGCAAAAATGTTTGTTATCTCAATATCAAAGACACAACAAAATTTACTAGTCATAAAATTAAATTGTTTCATTGACTTTATAGGTACAAAAACACCTGTGCTCATCGGAAACTTTTCTGATACCATAACATACGGATAACTACTTGTAAAGTCGTAACTATCTACGTTTTCTATTACTAAATCGGTATACTTTGCGTTTGCATGAGTAAAACCACCCGAGAAAGCACGTTGCAACATTTCAAACTCTTCGATACCTGTTATATTCAAGTCATGTATTTTGTCGAAATACTTAAAGTTTGTTGTTGTCTTGCCTGTTTCTTCGTCTGTTTTCTTGAAACATACAGAACGGCAATATTTACGAACAAAACCTGTTTTTGTCAAAGGTAATTTTGTTATTCCCTTGTAACGTTCTATTAATTCCTGTACGTAACACATAACTACTTTTATATCGTTCAAACAGTAACCGATTTCTTTTTGCGTTAACGGTGTTTTACTGTGACGCAATAGACTATAATCTAAATCCCCGACTAACTTTTCACACTTGTAAGTGTGTAACTGTTCGCCCAACTTTGCCAACGAATAACCCGATAACAGGTAACTACATCTAAACTCTAAACCGTCTTTAGTTATTCCGTAAATAGGTTTACGCAAATCTATAGAGAAAACTTTTTCCCATTGTAACAATTCACGGATAAATTGGAACTCATAAGCCAAATTGTGAACGTAAATAATAATACGTCTTTTTTGGTTCAAATCTAGCAAAGTTACTATCTCAGACAACATTTTAATAAATTCGTCCCAAGTTCGACCTATTATGCAATAGCCATTAATTCCAAATTGCCAAACATACATCAAAGAGCACTTTTCCATTTTGGTTTCTTTATCGCCCAATTTTATATATCGGTCATAACTGTATGTTTCACCGTCTGCGTCCCTGTAGAAAGATGTAGTTTCAATATCGAAAGACACAGGCACATTAAGGAACTTTTCGCCCTTATTATTGCCTGTAAAATTCTTTTCGTTCACCGCCAAATATAAAACCTTTGCAATATCTTTTGGCGTGTAAACTTCTGCATGTAGTTCAAAGGGTATTTTTTTCATTATAAACCAAAATCTTTAAAAGCGTCTAATATTTTTTGTACTGTATCTTCGACAACCTCACCTACATTGTCAATACTATTTTGTAAGTTATCGGAAATCTTTACTGCGTCACTTTCTATTTGGTCAGATACGTCTCTTGCGTCCTGTTCAAGTTCGCCTGTAAAGTCTTTATATTGCATAAGGTATTGTTCCAAAAATTTTTGGTCTGATACGCTAGCAATTTTACCTATTAACTTTTCTTGCATTAAAGAAAACTCATCATCTGATAACTTATAAGTTTTCTTTAAATGTTTTGCGTATTCATTCGTACCTGTTGCGGTTGAGGTTGGCTGCTGCAAAAATGCTATAGCCTTTGAATATTCTATTTTTAAATCGCTCCATTCATGTTTCATTGAAAATTTAGAATATCCTTTTACATCACCTTTATTTAAAGCAACAACTGCGGGAGAAACAATACCATTTTTCTCGATATTCTGTATACGTCTGTTTGCCTGTTGAAATACTTTAGCAATTTCTTTTCTTAAACTGCTACTACTTTCAATAGCGTTTATAATTTCTTTCTTTACATGAGCTTTTTTCGTTGCATTAAAGGTTCTACCGCTAAAGCCTATAGGATTTTTGTTTGCCATATTATTGTTAATTTAAAATGAAACAAAAACAGGGATAACAATAAAAATACTGTTACCCCTGTGAAATTATCACCCTTTACACTACACTGCGCTACTTATCTACAAAGGTAATACCGTAACACTTCTTAGCATGAGAATCGTATTCATAAATAGTGTAACCAACTTTGTTGGCTTTGATAGCTTCGACCGCCTCACTATCCGCCAAAATTTCACGGATAGTGTCACCTGTGAATTGTGGCAAATTTACCAAGCGTTTGTTTTCTGCGTCAATTATTACAGGCGAATCACCCAAAGGGGATTTGTGAACGTACAAACCATTGATAGGGTGCACCACATCACCGCCACCGTCCTTTTTACTGTTGTAGATGTCTGTCAACTTTACAAACGGAAAATCGGTTGTATCAATACCGAAACTTGTTTTGTTGAACTTACTTGCAAAACTAAAACCTTTAGCCATAACTTAAATATTTAACGTTAAACTTCTTGTTACCTGTGTTTAGTGTTACTTTACTTCTGTTACACCGTTGGCGTCTGCAAATTCGTTAAGCCACTTCTTAAAGCGGTTCAACTTAATAACCGCCTTGTCGTCTTTAGCTACTTCGTTGCTTGTCATAAGTGCGTTAACACTTGTAATACAGTTAAAAACTGTTTCATTAAAATTTTCGTTCATAATTACCTTAATTTAAATTGTTAAACTTATTGTTTCTAAAACACGGTGCAAAGATACGTCAAATTTACGAATCCACCAAATTATTTTTGTTAAATAGTATTAAAGAAATAAATTAACTGTTGTTAACACTTTGTTTCACATGAAACATCTTCTCTTACTGTTCCACGTGAAACATTTCTTTTATGAAAATTTAAGTGT